AGAGGCTTTGACTAAAAGCCCCTTAATTTCCCAGCTACCGTAACTCTGTGCGCTGTTTTGCATCGCAACGATTGTTCCGCTAAATGTGATGCACTTACTATCGGTTGAAAACTGAGTATTTGCTGAAAGTACATTACTCGCGGAAATGGTAGCTGAATTATTTGTAGTTAGTACAGTAGCGGTTGCATCTGTTGTAGCAGCCCTAAAAATATATTGACCGCCTTGGGCGTCACCACCAGCTGCAAATTTACCCGATGCGTGTGTTCTACAACCCCATGTAGAAGATAGACCATAACGTCCATGAACAAGAGAATATGCTGCCGATGCAGTGTTTTCACCGCCTAATGCTGCGGCTCCGCCGTTTGTTACAGAATTGTTGTAACCATACGCAAAACTGTAAGTACCTGATATGTCGTTGCTCTGGCCACCTGCTATGGTACTATAATCCCCTGTTATAATGTTGTCTCTGCCGCCTGCTATAGCACTATAAGACCCTGCACTCGTAATATCATTATCCCTGCCACCAGATATATTGCTAGAATATCCCTCAACATCATTCTGGAAACCAAGACTAACAGAGTAAGCGCCATTTGCATCAGCGGCAGACCCAGACGTTATAGAACTTTGTCCCCCTGCTTGTGAGTACCTACCTAGTGCAATCGAATTTGGACCAAGCGCCCCATAAGTAGCACTACTGGATTCGCCACCTGCTGCAAAACTATCTGTACCACTAGCGTAAGATTGCCCAAACGCCATTGATCTCAATCCTGTCGCTGTTGCAGTCTTTCCTATTGCTACAGATTTACCACCACTTGCTACAGCAGCCTCACCTATAGCTATAGCGTTTGATCCAGTAGCAGAGGGTTGTGCGGAAGGGCTATTTTCATTACCTGCATAAAGAGGAGCACCTGAAGCAGCTTCTGCCCAAGTAAGTCCTCCTGTGTTTCCACTTTGAGCAGTTAACACATAACCGTTAGTAGGGGTGTTAGAAATTTTAAGGTTGTCTTCGTCAACTACGTTGGAAGCAATAACAGTTGCACCATCCGCTGTAGAAGTAACTTCACCACTGTGATTAGGATGTACATAGTTGTTAGCAGAAGAAGCAATACCGTCTAGCTTGGTTCCGTCTGCAGAAACATCTCTACCATCTACAGTAAACGACCCTGTTAAAAGGTTTCCTCCTAGTTCTGGTGACTGGTCAGTAGAAAGTTCTACTACTCCGCTAGTAAGAACCCCAGCAGAGGTAAACTTTTGTATTTCTAGTAAGTCACCTACTGCTGCGCCTGTTGCTAAAACAACAGAAGTCCCGTTAGTAGCAGTATAGTCTGCGTCTTGTAGTTTTACCCCATTCAAAAATACTAGTATAGTATTAGGAGAGTAAGTAGTTGTAAAGGTAGTTTGTCCGGCTGTAGCAGTAAACTCCGCATCTGTCATAACAGCGTAGTCTAAGGCTGTAGCTGCAACCCAAGAACTACCATTCCAAACCCGCAGGTTTCCTGCAGTACTATTGAAGTACAAAGAGCCTGTTATTAAAGCATCCCCGTCATTATCTACAGTAGGATCACTTGACTTAGCACCTAAGTAGCGATCATCAAAAGAATCATAAAGAGTCGCAGTGTTTGTAGCACTAGTGGCTGCATTAGTAGCAGAAGTTCCAGCGTTAGTAGCAGAGGTAGCAGCGGCAGTTGCACTGGTAGACGCAGCGGTTGCCTGAGTCGTAGCCGTTGAAGCGGAAGTAGCAGCGTTAGTTGCGCTTGTTGCTGCATTAGTTTCAGAACTACCTATGTTACTTAAGGAAGTTGCAGCAGCGGTTGCGCTAGTGGCGGCGGCTGAAGCGGAAGTACTCGCATTACCTTCGCTAGTAGCGGCGGTAGTAGCAGAACCACTTGCAGAAGTAGCACTAGTCGCGGCGGCGTTTTCAGAAAGAAGAGCAGCAGCGGCACTTGCAGAAGAAGCTGTAGCACTAGTAGCAGCGGCAGTTGCGCTATTGTAAGCGGCGGTATAAGAACCAGCTGCATTGGTCTCTGCTGATTCTGCTGCATTTTTAGCAGTTGTAGCACTGGTTGCAGAGTTTGTAGCAGAAGTAGCACTAGTAGCTGCGCTGGTTTCTGAACTAGCGGCGTTATTTTCCGAAGTAGAGGCATTACTAGCAGAGGTGCTAGCAGAACTTTCCGAAGCCAAAGCAGCGGCGGCAGAGACAACTGCTGAAGCCTTTTCTTGTCCAGCTAAAGTAGCCTGTTGCGCAGCAGTTACAGCAGAAGCTGCGGCGGTAGTTGCAGAGCTAGTAGCAGAGTTTTTAGAAGACAGTGCGGAGGCTTCCGAAGTAGAGGCATTACTAGCACTGGTAGCGGCCTCTGCTGCAGGATACTCCCAAGAAGTGCCGTTATAAACCCCTAGCTCAGAAGTAGTAGTGTTAAAAAATAAAGCGCCAGTTGTGCCAGAAGGTTCAGTTGCTAAAGACCCTAAGTATTTTGTACCAAAGTCAGTTAGTTGATTTACTAACGCTGAACCACCAAGATTCACAGTGCTAAGAGTATTACCCGCGCCATCAACAATAGTAACAATAGTGTCATTATTGGAGTCGAGGACAATAGAAGATATAGAATCTCCTTTAGCTCCTTGTGAACCAGTTCTTGAAAGGGTCAATGCTACGCTGTTGGAAGTTGCATTCAAGTTTACGTTGTTAGCAGAAACAGTAGTAGTATAAGCCATTGTTTAACTAGCCTCCGTTGGAGAGTAACGTACTTCAACTAACCCGCGCATAGGTTTGTAAATTTGTTTAGCCGTTCCTGTTGCAGTGTCTTGTAACTCTAACCCGATAAACCCATAAACAGGGTTTCCAGGAGAAGGTGCTTGATCCCAGTTAGCAATTAAGGTCTCTGGGATTACCACATCGAAAAGATTGTCTGTGCTATCAGCGTCGATAATAAGGCCGTTAGCTACGGTTAACTCAATAATTTGTGGGCTTGTTGCATGTTGCGTAGGTTTGGTGCCAAAGGCATCATTGTTACCTTCTACAATTTTTGCAGTTATAGTATAACCTGTTAGGTTAGTAATCCAACCTATAGTTAAGTTTAACCTTATTTGTTCTCCGTGAATTACAGAGACAAGAACAGAACCATCGTCTGTAATAAGATCTTTTGAAGTTGATGTGATACTTGATCGTGCCATTGTGTTCTCCTCATGCCGATCCTCAGATGGGCGTCAACGGGTGATTAAAGAGACCGCCACCTTTAGCGATCTCTATTTTTATTATTTCTTTTTGCCGCCTTTTTTAGGTGGACGACCTTTTTTAGTTCCGTAAGTTCCCATTCCTTTTGGCATAGTTATTTTCCTCCTCCACCTTTGTTGTTATTGCTTCCGCGTTTTCTACCACGATTAAACTCTGCAAGTTTCTTAATAGCTGCTCTTTGTGCAGCTGACCCCCACGCTTTAGCCGTGTTTATTGCACCGCCTTTACGATCACCACCTTTGCCAGTAACTTTCCCAAAAATAGCTTGTCTTCCTCTAGTTTTAAAAGTTTGAACCATAGCCTTGCGCTCTTGTTTAGTATCAACTTTTTCGTAAGCGCTTTTAATCGCTTTCTTTTTCTTAGAGATTGTTTCAGAAGTTTTATTTTTAACAGCTACTTTAAGGTTTTTAGCAGAAGTTAAGGCTCCTGAGAAATTACCTGCGCGGAGTCTTTTTGCTACGTTGCTACCTGCACTAGACACAGTAGGTAACTTTGCCCCACTACCACCAGTACCTTTACCAGAGTTTTTAGGTACTCGAAACCCTGATCTATTAGTAGAAGCTCTACCTGCAAGAGAGGTGTTAGGGGTACTTGATCCCTTTTTTATTTGTCCAATTTTTTTGCCGCCTTTTACAACCCAACGATTTCCAGGTTTTAAAAAAGAAGTACTTTTATCCATTGTTGCCATTAGGCTATTCCTTTAGTTAATTTTTTATACTTAGCAGTAAGTTTAGCGGCTTCTGACGAGGCTGTTGATCGATTACTGCTTGTTTGATAAGCTGATGTCTGGGCTGAAGAAATAGCCGCCCGTTTTTTAGCGTTTTGTTGGCGTAAAACCTTTGCTGCTCCTCCTGCTGCTATCCCTGCAGCAACATACCCTGCAGCTCTGACTTGGGGGTTGCCTCTAGAAGCACTCTTAACCATACCAGCCCCATACTTCTTAGTAAGAGACTTTTCCATGCCCTTTATAACACGATTTTTCTTACCTACATCGTGGGCAAGAATACGTACTAGGTTGTTTATCTGGTCATGTCTGTGTTGGTTACTAGCCATACCCTTAGTTACAGCTGCAATGTCTTTTTTAATCCAAGAAGGTTTAGCACCTTTCTTCTTAGACATTCTCTTTAACTCTTTCAAAGCTTTCAAGTTATGAGCTTTAGTCTTATCATAGGATTTAGAAGCCGTACGACCAAACTTAAGGGTCTTACGTGCTTTAGCAGAAGCTGCCTGAGCTTTTTGTAAAGCTTTTCGTTGGGCAAATGACATAGATCTTTTATTTAATAGTGTTTTACCAACTTTTCTAGCTACAAAAGATAATAGCATTATAATTCCTTTCTTAAAAGCCGAAGCCTCTTTTTGTTACTTTTGTTCCCGCCCTTACAGGCCAGAGGTACTCTACAGCATACCGTATACCATCTGAGAAGTGTTCTACACCGTCCTTCTTACAGATAGTAGCAGTATTGGGGTTGCCATCAACCCACACAGTCCTTTCCATAGACTGTATGACGTTAGTGCAACGAGGGTGAACATAGATATCTATAGTACCCTTAGCGTTTTCTAACTTCTTGTTAACAGCAGCCACCGAGTCCACTATGGGGGGAGCCTTGTTATGTGATCGTAATTGTATACCGTGGGATAGCAAGATACTAAAGTCGGTAACGCCCACAGCAGCAGAGGTCTTTCGAGCCTTCCCTGCAGGGTCAGGATAACCGATAATCTTGTGTCCTTTGTATTTAGCCACTAGTGATTGAGCCAACGTCTCTGTGTCTGGATGTCCTATACTTTCAGCAAGTATGTGCATTTGACCACCCCTAACCGCGAAAACGGTTGTAGCCTGTATACCAACGTTAAAGTCGATAGCGCAGTGTACATCTTCATTCTCTTCAAAGTCAGGTAGACTGTTGTCTATGTGCTTCTTTCTATTAAACATATAAAATACATTATTACCAGAGTCTTCAAAGGAAGCCTCATACTCTCTAGCAAACTTAATAGGGTCTAGTGTAGTCTTAACCCTTTCGATTTCCGTCTCATCTAGGTACGGCGAATCATGGTAGGTGTAGTGAAAACTCTTCCAGTCATCATCTACATCTTGTCTGTTGTATAACTCCCAAAAGTAATCATATCCTTTGGGTGTACTAATTATTAATGCCCTTCCTGGGTTAGCACCATAGCGCTCTGCATTCTGTTCACTCCAACGAGTAGTAATACATGGCTGGATAATACTCTCCCAAGACTCTTTAAAATTCATTCCTGCACCTTTCCAAGAGGTGACCTCGTCTCCTATAACCATGTACTGTCCACTACCCCGCATCCTTTCAGAAGCTTCGTAGGACCATAGCTTGAGGTTAACGTTTCTAGGGAACCAGAAGTGTCCTGCAGCCCTAGAAGACTTGTCTGCATAACTTTCCATGCCTAACTGATAGGCTAGTAGCGGAAAGTAAATATCTACTGCTTGCTGATAGGTAGGAGCGATGAGAGCTACGTTTTTGTTAGGAACACTTTCATCAAGCTCCATTAATTCTTGTACTGCTATCATGGCAGCTGTAGCACCTAAGTAAGACTTACCAAAGCCCCTTGAAGCACACGCTACAGCATACCTACAGTTATTGTCTATAAATAAGGATTCAATAACATCGGACTGGCCTTCGTTTAATACTATCTCTTGCACTTACTTACTTCCCATGTTAGTTGGAGCATACTGCTCTCCATTGTAAGCAGGATAAGCTTCTTCTTCAACTCCAGAGTTACAACCAAAAACGACTATGCCTAAAAAGATACAGGCGTAGAGTGTGCCACGTTTCATCCACACCATAAAGCCGTCAAAAGCAGTTTCTGCCTGTGTTTGCGCAACTGCTTTAACTATGTCACTCATTAGTCATGTTCCCCGTTGTTACGCCTACCGTTATAACCGTCAAGGCGTTGGGACAGGTTATTAAATACTTGTGGGTTTCTACTAGCAGTGTCAAACGTACCAACTGTTATTGCTATAGCTGCAAGCAAGGCTATGTGTGCTACTGCACTTAATGCAAATACAAAGTAACTACCCAAGAGCATACTAAACACAATACACCACATCCATGCGAGTATCTGCAGGATCATGTGTCTTACTGTTGTGTCTGGAATATTCTTTAAAGGACTTATACTACAATCCATAACAGAATTCCAAGAATCATATATATGTTGTCTCATTAACCAACTCTTTCTACATATTTAGCTATTTGATGTACGAAGGGGAGTAGCCCTATCGCCATTAGTAGGTTTACACCAGTATGAACTACTGCAATCCTTAATGTGTCGTCTTTAGGCATACCATCAGAAACTAACAATCCTGCTAGCCAGATAGTACCTGTAGTGCCAAGGTTAGCACCGAGAACTGCCGCAATAGCCGCAGGTAGTGGAACTGCCCCTGAAGCTACCAACGCTATAATTGCTGTAGTAGACAGACTAGAACTCTGCCAAGCAAGCGTTAGTACTATAGCACCAAAAAACATATAAATAGGATTGGCTGTAAACCACTCCAAGTGTTTCATGTTGCCCATAGCTTTCATTCCACCAGAAAACATTTTAAGACCTACGTAAAAGACTACGAGGCCACAAAGAACTTGTACATAATGGGGCATAAGGGTTTCCTTACTTGTTATATTGATATATCCAAAATCTTTCCTGCTGGAACATCAGGGGTTATTTTTCCGTGTCTGTCATAGTTACTATTGTGATTGTGAAACAACAGCACATCAAGCCTTTCTGCAGGGTCTACTACTCTGAGACTACTTGCGGCTGTTTGTGGTACTTTGACATTCGGGTGATTATTCGGGTGTAGTTTAGGCATATAAGGGTTAGAATAAAACGTATCTCCATAAGCGTTAACATTAATCATCCTTACCTCTCCTTGTTAGAGTAATAGCCACAGGTTTCTTTTCTGTAATCTCTTGCTCTAGTTTGTCAGGGATCTTCTTATAGCCATACATCATAAGGTTGTTAATCAGTGTGCCTTGTGTTGCAATTAACTGTGCAAAGGCACCGCCACCGAGTACTTTCTCACCACTATGATGTTTATCTAACTGGGCTTCAATGTAAGTATACTTCTGAACCATCATTTCAATGGGATCAAATTTTAGCTCTTCAAGCTTCTTGACAGATGCCATAGAATTAATGTTCTTAGAGCCTTTTGGACGACCAGCGCCTTCGCGTTTACCGCCATTTTTATTTTTGCGATTATCTATTCTCATTGGACCTCCTTGAGTCTCTGGGAATTCTGGTTTCTCTTTCAGTTAAAAATAAAAACCTTTAATTACAATTCATTACAGTTTACATAAAACTTGTCTAATAATTAGTTGTTTTTACTCGTTAAAATTACGGTATTTTTCCGAAAGAGCAAGCTTAAGAATCTCAATTTGTTCTTTAAGAGATTCAATCTCGTCTTTCTGTATTTGTAGTTGTCTTTCCAAAGACGCAATAGCGTCATCATCCGACTTTCTTGCTAACATAAAAGTTTTAAACAACCCAAGAAAACCAGCCGAAGCTATTACAACAAACATACCAAGTGAAGCAGGTAAGTATTGTAATATTCCATCCATAGTATTACTTCCGTTTTCCAAGGAGAGCACCAAAAACAAACATCATTGTTAGTGTGTACGGTGCTGCTGCAGCGGTTATGAGGTTCATTCCTCCGTACTCACAGTAAGCAGTAAAGCTTAAGTGACACCAGAAAGAACTTGACAGTAAGTTAAAGACTAACCGAGAAGTTAGGTTTGAAAGGTATAGCTGTCCTACTGCTACGAGGACTAACAGCCATAAAATTACTGTTGGGATTGTTATTAAAGAGAGTCCACCAGAAAGAAGAGTGTAAGTTGTTGCGAGAAGTCCCACTGCGGAGGCCACTTCTAACCCTCTACCATAGTCGAGGTTAGTAAGAGGAGCCTTAAACCGTTTTAGCTTTTCGCAAATGTCAATCATTGTTCTTCTTTAACATTTTAATTATCCTTTAAAGAGTTTCTTTTAATACAAAACAAAAACTAAAACTACTTACATAACCTTTATAATAGTTTTAAAACTACTACCCCCAAAGGTACCTTCTTCAGGGGTTTATATCATAAGCGATCTCTATTTTTCTACCATAAAAGTATGAAAAAAAAAAAATAAGGGGGTCTCCCCTACTCTCTAACAAGTAACCCGAAGGCTACCTGAAAGAGAGTAAGGGAGAGGGGCTAGAGGATGTATCCCTCTAAGCCATTTATTTTTCCTTCATACATAGAAGTATACTCGTTCCAAAGTAACCAGTGTTCATTACCTCGATACTCAACAACCATCTTTTCCATGTAGTCTTCTTTTTCTAACTTAACGTAAGTAACTAGCAAGTGATCCATGTTAGCCTTTTTAGGGTGAAAGATTTCTGTCATAGTATTCACCAGTGATGTATTACGTTAACTAACAACAGAGTACCAATAATTACTTGCATAGCAATCCCTGCGTAGTTAAGAAATTTAAGTTGAACACGTTGCTTATTAGCAGAATGTTTATATTCTTCATTCATTACACTTCCTCTAAGAGAACAACTTCAACATTCTCAGGATTATCTAGCTTAGATACCATTTCATAGTATTCCTTTGTTGTTACTACTACAGGGTAGTACCCTGCTTCAATAAAGCCATTAGAGGTTGTAACCTCCCAACGGTGAAGAGACCAAGGTAAGTTACCTATTTCTTGGTTAATTGCTCTAAGCTTTTCAGGTATAGGATCAGTAGCAATAATAGTCATGTCAGGGTGTTTCCAACAGTACCTAATAAGTTCTTCTGTAAACTTGTCTATACCATAAATAGCGACAAAGCCAAGATAACCATACTTTTTGTAGTAGTCTTCGTAAGCTGTTTTAGGAGAGTGTTTGAGTTTAATCTTTTTAACAGGACCAGAAGACTCTTTTTTAGGTCTTCCTCTTCCCCGTTTTTCTTCAGTCAGAGTCATTCTGAGGCTTCCTTAAGCTTTTGTTTAGTTCATCAAACCCGCCAACTAACTTTAAAACAGCAGGAACACTCATTCTATCAAGGTCTAGCACTAAAGAACGGTAAGCCTTGTAGGTGTCACTTGTTGGATTAATTTTAGACAAGTTAACCTCTACAAAGTCTTCGTTGTTTTCTTTTAGCAAGTCTTTAGCCATACTGCAAAACAGACAGTTATCTTTGCTAATTACAAGGTGCATTACTCTTCTTCCTCTTCAAGTTCTAAAAGGATACCTTGTTCAAACCCTGAACAGTAAACTTCAAAAAGAATGTCTTCAAGAGTCATTGAAGGGTCTAACTCAAACTCCTCTGAAAACTCGTTAAAAGATTCTTCTGCTAAGTTATCTATTATTTCTTCAAGCCGCAATTCTGTTGTCTTCATAAGTTTTCCTAACTAGTTTTAAAGTCTTCTTCTACCATAGCCAGTGCTCCTATGAGCATAGCCTTTATCATTTCGGGGTCGTTATCCATAGCAATACAGATAAGTTCATCATCTTCATCGTTATCCCAAGTTACTACAACAGCATTTTTTGTAAACACCTTTTCTAGTTGATCCATAATCCAGTCGTGGTTTTTGTAAGGATCCTGTTGAGGAACCTCACGCTGTTTAAACTTTATAACGTTATCTGTCATAGAGGAAGCAAGTTAAAGTAAGTAAGTAACCAGATAGCTACAAACACTTTAGCGGTTTCTATTGCAATTCTAATAGCAGCTATAAAAATCCAAGCAAAAGCTTTACCTGCTCCTGCTCCAACTTCTGTTGCTAAATCTTTTTCTGAATCTCTCACTGACTCTTCCTTTTTTAAACTATTTCTTAATGTTTTTTGTAGTTCTTCTAAACTGCTTTTATTAGTCACAACTCACACCCTCCCGCTGTACAAGCCAAAGTCTGAGAACCCTCTGTTGTGTCTCCTTCTTCGTAGTCTTGAAGTCTATTAAAGTTAACTTCTGGCATTGCTTTTACAGCTTTAATGTACTCTTGTTCAGTACAAGGCGTATAAGGGGCTTGTTGATAAGTATGCTCGGAATAAGGTAAGAAAGACACTCCTGTAAGAGAGTCGAAATTCTTATAACACCAAGCACCTACTTCCATCCATTCATGTTCTTTAACATAAACAGTAACACTAACAGAGTGCTCAGACCAGTATTGTTGATAAATCAACCAGTTTTCTAGCTGTTGAATAGCCCCCTGTTCGTTAGCTAACACGGCCCCTTTAGGAGACTTAATTGGAAAGTAAAACACTGTAGTTTTAGCAGGGTTCATAACGTCTGGTTCGTTAGGCACTCCTTGTGCTTTCATAAAGGTAGTTAAAGGGTCATTATTAGCTTGTCTAACAGCACGTATATAATACTCGGAAAAACGCCCATGAATACCAGAAGCACTATCAACCAGTTGGGACACGGTTCCTGACGGTTTAATTGTTGTAATTGCCGTAGCTTCTTTAATTCCGAGTTTGTTCGCATAGTTGGTGTTTGCATCAATAGCCTCTTGCTTCATTTCGCTTAACAACATAGGATCAGGGTTTTGTAAAAGTTCACAATCCTGAATACCAGTTAAGCTTACTCCTAGTAAGGCTTCATCTTCACAGTTAGTCTGCCAGAGCTTACGAACATAGTTAAAGCTAGTAAGAGAAGCTTGTAGCGTGCCAAGAATAGCAGCAAGTCTAACTTTACGAAGAAGGTCTTCTTCTGTGTCGCCCTGACGAGCTACTACTTCTGTAAGATTACACAGCTGCCCGTTTCTTAATTGGATTTCAGCACAAGGATTGCAACCAACAATACGATCACCATCACGGCGTTTAGGGGCCATAGAGCGAGCGCCACCCCGATTATAAATTCCACGTTCACCACTTCCTGACTTCATTAAAGCTGTCCACTCATCCATAAAGACCGCCATGGACGGTTTAGAATCATAAACAGCAGAGTTATTCGCTAGTGCTCTGTGAGCAGTAGTTTCCCACCAACGACCCGACTTACAGTCACGAATTTCTGGATCTCCAAGATCACTAAGACTAATTAGAGCAGAGCGCCGTACGCCCCCTACTACTACTACTTCAGCAATTTTACAAATAATATCGTGTACTTCTTGCGGCGTTAGTTTACGACCAGCAGCCTTTTTAAAGACTTCTGTTACAAACTTAAATAGTTCTACTAGCGGGGCAGGACCAGAAGCACGACCGCCCATAGTCTTTAAACGAGCACCTTCTGGACGAATAGCAGAGAAGTCCCAGTCATGCTCATTACCAAGATACAACTCAGCAATTAACTTTCTTAAACCTTTAGCCCAACCTTCTGCACTGTCTTCAATAGAGAGTACACGGTTAGACATGTTAAAAGTGTCATTAATAATTGGTAGCTTGTTTACGTACTGAGACTCGGCAGAGAAGCCAACTCCTGTACCAGCCATAAGAATAAAAAGAATTTCGTCAAAGACTCTAATGTGGTTTACTGCGGCAAAGCTACAGTTATAACCACGAAAATGATTTTGTTCTAGAGCAGTTCCAGCAGACCACATTGCTCTCATGGAGGGCATAACTTCTCTATTTAAAATAGCAGTGTGAACTTCCTGGAATTCTTCATCAGTAATGATGTTATCACTAACTCTAGCTTTCCAAAAGTTAACCAGTCTATCTACGGTCTCGATCCACGTTTCGCGACGATTTTCTTCGTCTATAAAACGAGAATAACGAGAAAGATGGATAAATGATTCGTAAGGTTTCATTCGTATTTCCTCTTATGTTTTTCTTGTGATTTAGTTTTAGGCTTTTTCTTATTAGGCACAACCCTTGGTTTATACTTAGGTTGCCTTAAGTCTTTGGCCATAGGGTTGCGCTTAGTAAGCATAGTTTATCCTTTAGATTTTTTCTTTTTAGGTTTCATAAAAGAAGTAAAAGGATCTTTAGCGATCACTGTTTGCTTTTCCCAAAGGTCTCTCATTTCTTCAAGTTGTGCTTCTGAAAACTTAGTAGTAGTCGCCTTCATTTCTTCAAGAAAATTGTTTAAGTGTTCTGTAGACTTTATATTAGCTTTAATAAAGTCTTCAAAGTAATTTTTAATATCCATAGTAGTCTCCTTAGTGTATTTGTTTGTTATAGTGCGCTAGTTCTTTATCTAAAAAGAGTTCTACAGACTTTACTAGCATTTCTCCGTCTTCCCCTACTTCTTCTCCAAACCCCCTTAACCACTCTTTAACTCCAACAGAAGCTCTACTAGTGTCTGCTGTTTGCATTAGTATGTAAATTAATCCATAGGCTAACTGTTTTTCAGCAAGAACTTCTTCAAGAGTTTCTTGTTCTTCTTTTTCTTTCACAGTTTTAACTCTCCTTCTGCAACAAACTCATCGTTACTTTTAGTAAGTCTACCTGTTTTAAAGTCGTAAGACATAGTACCAGAAGGACCAGTAAGGCCGGTGTAGCGACACTTTAATACCTTAGTTTGAATAGTATTGCGTTCAAGTTCTGTATCAGCACCAATATTACGAGCAAAAGCAATAATATCCATTGAGATTTGTTTAATAGAACCTGAGCCTTTAATATCATCCATAGAGGGTAGTTGACCATCTTCAAATGACTTTCCTTGATTACCTGTCTTACGCAAGTGACTAATAAGACCAATCCACACGTTGTACTTTTTTACTAAACCTAGTAAGTCATTCATAATCTTATCAATAGCCTCATTGCCAGTTAATCCTTCGGTGCCTTCTGAAGCCAAGATGGTGATATGGTCAATAAAAAGATACTTAGCCCCTGAAAGACACATATACTCAAGAAAATCCATAATGGATCCATCACTGATGCTACCTTGATGATCAAGAACAAGAAAGCGATCAGCGCCAAATACTTTATCAAAACCTTCTTCATAATCTTCGATAGAAATTTCTTCATTAGCAGGGTTCCTGTTTAGTGCTGCGCCAGCCATCTTCCTAACCGTCTCTGCCGGAGATTCTTCTAGAGAGATAATGCCGACCTTGTCGTCAGTTGTTTTCATTAGTGAAAGGGCAATCTCCCGAAGGAGAGTAGACTTGCCAGAACCAGTACCAGAAGTCCAAAGAGTAATTTCTCCTAGCCTCATGCCCTTAAGCTTCTCATTTAGCCCCTCCATTACTTCTGGATAAGGTACTGATTCCATTTCGTTATAATTTACAAACTGTTGCCACAGCTCGTCTTTAGTAAGAATTCCTGCAGGAGTATAAGAGACTGCATCGTAAATAGTCTTTAATACTTGATCAGGATCTTTAACCCAAAGATCGTTTGCATCCTTTTCGGAAGACTTAGCAATTTTTATTTTGTCGTATCCAATAATTCTAGCAGCTTCTTTAGTCGCTGTTTGACCAGCGTCATCCTTGTCGAGCCAAAGCACCACTTCATCAAAGTTACGTACCCAGTCACGGCAAGCAATAAGATCATTAGTGGAGCTGCTACTACGTAAGCTAACCACTGGATAAAATGTTTTATAGCGTTTATACCAAGCAGATTGCACCGCCATAGCATCGCATTCACCTTCTGTAATAACAAGTCGTTTACCTCCATTATATAAATTCATGCCAAACAAACCACCTTTAACTTTACCAACAGAGTGAAAAGTTTTAGGAAGCTTTCTAACTTTATAGCCAGCAAGTTCTGTGTTATCGTAAAACGGATAGTAGTGAGTATCTATTTCACCATCAAAATCATAAGAGCACTTTACTCCGTAATGTTCTGCTACTGTTTTATAAATACCTCTGTCTTTAAATCCGCGTACAGGATAGTCTTGTTCTATTTCTAGCAAGTCTGTAGTATCCATTTGGACCTCTTCAAAAGTTTCACTAGCACCCTCTTTAGGTGCAGGTATGTTTTTTCGAGAACAACTAGGGCTAAAACAATAAGAAGATCCGTCATCATAAAGTTGTCGATTATCTTTAGACCCACAGTACTCACAAGGTTGATTACTTTTTACTATTCGTCCCATTAATCTTCCTTCTCAAAGATGTTATATAACGTTTAGTTTTAAGTGTAGGTTCTTCTTTAGGAATAAACCTGATTGCTGCAATCTGACGATTGTAGAAAAAAGGAGTTCCATCAGTCTTAGTAAGAGTCATACACTCAGAAACCATTTGAGAGTAAGCTTCCGAGTAGTACAACCCACCTTTTGTTTTGTAAAGATCTACAATAGTAAACGTAAAAGATTCTTTCTTGTAACGTTTAATATCTTCATTAAGTTGTTTAGAAGAACCAGTGTAAGACCTCCACTTCATTTCCTTTCCATAAGTTTTAGAACGTTTCTTTCCTAAATGTAAAAATTGTTTTTTACCCCAGTAATACTGGTTAGTTTTTAAATTACTTATACAATAAAGAAAGCCAAAATACTTAGTAGGGTCAAAGGGGTTAAATTCCCAATGACCCATTTCTTCTTTAGAGAGCAGCATTGTACTCCTCTCGACTAAAAGAAAAGTGATCACCATAGCTTCTCCAAATGTGTAACAACTTACCATTTAAAAGCATACGTTCAAAACCATCTTTAGGGTACTTGTTGTTATAAGCCTGAGAAACTATTCTTTTGTAGTCTTGTCTTTGGCTATAATCTGCAAGTAAATTTTGGGCTTTCTTTGGGCCAATTCCCTCAATTCCAGGAATGTTGTCAACAGAATCCCCCATAAGAAGTTGAGTCCAATAAAACCGTTCTGCATACTCTTCGCTAACTTCATAAATCTTGCCTTTTCTTCCGTTATAGTGTTTACCAACAATACAGTCAAGATCTTTGTCAATAGAATCAACAATATAGTCTTTACCGTTATTAACACACTCGTTTGCCCAAATACGTAGCTGATCATCAGCTTCATAGCCATTGCAGATAACACCCTCATGTTGATGATGAGCGTAAGCTTTTAGCATATCGAACCATTCTGGTTTATTTGAGCTAGACTTTATTCTAGACTTACTTCGTTTATACTCAGGGTAGAGGTTTACTCTAAAGTTATTAGGGCCACCAAGAGCCATTGC